TCAAGCTGGACAAAGGTTTCCATGGCTATGTTGTTTACCTCATTTACGAACAAAACATCTCGCCTGGGGCCTTTTACTTTATCCCACTGGTCGGCTGAAAAGAACTCGATGATTGATCCATCCTCAAACGTGTATATGAAATTGGTTGCATTCCAGGAGTTATCCTTCCAATAGTTCTGGGCCTTCATTATGTTTGTGAAGTCTCTCATTGCGCCGCGTTTGAGATGCGGTAGTGTTTCGGATACTACAGATATTATCTTGCCTTTTGTGGACTGGGCATAATCTATTAGGATCATGAGGATGGAAATAGTCTTAGATGCGGAGGCTCCTCCGGTTATTGCTCTAATCCTCTTCCGTAACTTCAGGATCTTCTTTGTCGCGGTTGTTACTATGAACATTTTTAAGCGCTAGTCCTCCTAAAATTGGAATGGGTTTTCCACCACTGGTTACATCCAGGCGTTGCTGATCTGTAAAGTGATGATTATTTTTAAGTAAGAAGATGCCTCCAGCGCCGTGCTGCTTAGAATCGCTATAGATTCCTTGCTGGAGCATTGTAGCTTGTGCGGACTTCAGTTTTTTTATAGCACCGCTAAATTTCTTATGTTTCTTTTCCCACCTAAGTAGGGTTTCAGTGTCCACATCCAAAAGATAAGCCACCTCTTCTTTCACTGGCAATTTATCTTCCTTTTGCATTCTTGATATATAATTTTCAACAAATTCAACTTTGTCCGCACTATATTTTGTAGGTCTTCCTGCTGTCATGTATTTATTATACATTTTTGAATCAAAAAGCAAACCCATGTTGAAATGTTGATTTATCGCTAAAAAGATCCCTATTGACAACTTAACCCGCTTATGTTAATTTGGTTGCAGTTAGTTAATTAGTTGCACTTTAACAATTAAACACGGCAGAAGGAAATTAAAATGATTTCTAAGAATGCAAAATTCAGTAATTACAAAACTTTTGAGTTAGCAGACGGATATAGCATAGATTGCAAGAGTTACGAGACTAGATATTCATGGGGCCATATTGCCACGCTATTAAAAGACGAACAAGAAATAGATGAATGCAAATTCACCTACTACAACAGGACATGGGAATCCTACACTTTCGAGTCAATAATTCATAGTTTAATTACCAAACACAAATTACCGGAAAGTTACAAAACTTTAGCAGATGAAATAGGCAAGGGAAATACCAGACATGAATTAAAAAATCTAGGAGCCTTGGTTGCGTTTGCTGGGATACTTCAAACTGAGCCAGACAAAGCAAACGAAGCCCAGATCAAAACATTAGAAATTGCAACCGGAGGAGCAATTGAAAGACCCAGTGATTGGGATACTTTAAGCGAAGAGGAAAAGAGTAGAAGAATCAAAGAAGCAGTTTCAGTTCTTAAGTAAAAATGTTTCGCCGTGTTTACATTTTTATAAGTTAACCTCGGATGCATAAGAGATTATACATCCAGGTTAGTTTATAAATTTACTTTTTGAGGAGGTGTTAAGAATGAGTAAAAAAATAAAATGGACTCCGTATCTCGCGACTGCGTATGCTGAGGGTTTTTGTGAAGGCTCAGAAGCAACAGAGCAGGAGCAACTTGAGGCCTGGGCCTACTTGATAAAGACAGGGCTATGTTGGAATTTGCAGGGCTGGTTTGGTAGAAATGCCAGTGCTTTAATAGAAGAGGGAGTAATAAGCAAGACCGGAAGAATTATAAAGTAACGAACAAAATGTACAAATTTATTTTAAGGAGGTGTTGAAATTGACATTCAAATCAATATCGAAGTATATGAAGAAGATCGGAAGCAAGGGCGGTAAAAAGTCCAGGCGCGTATTGACACCTATTCAAGCGCAAAAGATGGTTGCGATCCGAGAGCAAAACAGAAGAAGCAAAGTATATATAACAAACCCAAAGATGAAGAACATTCTGTAGTAAAAAACCGAGGGCAAACTAGATTATCAAGCGAGTCCTACTAATTGAGGTAAACGCGAGGTAACTAAAAATCCGATTTATACCAGTTCAAACTTTCTTTTCCGGTTTGCCCTCGGATTCTTGCACGGTAGGTATTGGCTCCAACTCGATAGAACCTACTGACAACGCGGCCCTGATTATAGACTCCCCTGGTTTTATTTTGTTTTGATGTATTGCCTGGAGGTAAACATTCATCTCTTTGTCAAATTCTTTCCTCATTTTTGGAATTGCTTTTTGGTATGCTTTTAACAATTTCTTTTCTGAGTAAAGCGGGTTATTCAAAAACCTAAGCTTTCCAAATCGCCTAATCTTTTTAATTGTCTTGGTATTCAAGTTCGCCATTATTTTTAATTGCTTCTCTAGTCTTACGATCAAACACATCCTTACCAATTTTTATTATTTCCTCGCATCTACTACGCGGCAGATCAGTTAAGATAATGCAAGAGTCCGGAAATGTCCCGACAGTTGCGAGTACATCGTCATTTTCCATATAGACAGCAACCTCGTTCATAACATAAGGCCCACCCACTGCTAACACATCTTCTGTAATTTCTGGAGGTATCGGATCGTTTAGCTTCTCCTGATCTATAGAATCAATAGGCTTCAACATGTAAAAACTAGCGGACTCTATATTTGTGAGCATATCTAAATAATATATTTTTCTATAAATTTATCAATATCCCCACAGTCTTCACCAAACTGCTGGGCCAAAAAGATATCTCCAAATAACAAAAGCAGTACCCCGAAAGACCTATCGAGTCCACTATCGTGTATACTACCGCCCACGGTGGGGGATATCGGTGTACTACCTGGAATACTAGAATCATACCTGCTCTCCACCTTATCAAACAACACCTCACAAGCATCGTATATTCTTTCCTTGTCTCCCTCATCAGCATCTATATAAAATAAATGAGCCACATCTATCCTCTTCAAATTTTCTACATACCCTTTTTTATCTAACATATAAATCCTCTCAAATAAGAAAAAATAATTTTAATATTTTTTCAATTAAATAGACAAAATACTATAGGCATTACCTCACAACGTTTGCAATTTGCAATGCATATATATATGCATTTGCAAACGTTGCAAACGATGTTATAGGTTATGCAGGTTTTTGCAAACGTTATTTGCAAACGTTCTGCCATTTCCTTTAACAGCAACCCAAACCCAACGTTTGCAAATTGCAAACGTATTTTGCAAACGTTCCCAATAACGTTTGCAATACAATCCCCATTGTAGTATTCATTTGCAAACGTTCAGCTAATTCTCAGGAATGGTCTTTTACGTTGATTTTACAATAAAAAACCGACCTCATTTTACCCTTTCCCTCCTAAATACTACAGGTCTATTTCTCCATCAAGATCCCCAAAATCTTCCTCGTTTTTCTGTTCAAACATACCTGTTGTGTACCACTTTTCTTTACCTTTTTTAATAGGATTTATCTGTCCGCGTTCCGTCATTTTCTTTAAAACTGAGTCTGCTGTTCTTTCTGAGTATCCTTTGGCCACTACTTGGTCTCTTACTTGAACTCTACTCACAAACTGTTGGTTTGTTAGCATTTCTATAATAATATCTTCCACCTCTGTAGATTTTGTTTCGTCTTCCGGCCCCTCTATAACATCCCCGATATAGGTAAATCCTGTAACTGTTGTTGTTTCGTTCATATTCTTTTTAACATTCATTCTTATCATGAACTTATCTAATCTCTGGGTATCCTTGCTCTTTGTCTGCTTAAGTGTCATTTCCGTTTTGGATTTGGCTACCGCCTCCAACCTAAACATCGTTATAGTCTGAGCATTTATGTTGGATGAACCCCTCAGTCTTTGGCTATCGCTTCTTGAAACCCCCTGGCTGGGCTTATTTTCGTGATGTAGTGCTATGTAGGCGATTCTTGGATACAACTCTCTTATGCTATCAAAGAATGCTTGAGTGTCTCCGGATGATGATTCATTTCCGATCATAAAGTCTACAAACGAGTCAAACACAATAAGCCCTATTTTCTTAGTTGCTATAGTGTTTGTAAGGGCTACTGCAAAATCCGAGTAGCCCCCCTTGCCATTTGCAAAACAAAACTTCTCCGGATACTTTAGCCAGTATATGTTTGGTGTGTCTATGCTATTGATGCCTAGTCCGGCGATTCTTCTTTTAGTTATTGAGTGAGGATTTTCCTTATCCAGGAATAACACGTTTGTTTTAGTTGTTTTAAACTTATCCATCCAGGGTTCCCCTTGGGCTACCGCCTTGGCCATGTCTAGCGTTAGAAATGACTTGCCTACGCCCTCGGCTCCGTAGATGAAGCAAAAGCCCTCTGAGTAAACAATATTGTCTACAAGCCAGGGTTTTAGGTCTTCTGGCATGGTTTCATAATCTAGTGGGGATAGTATGCTGTAATCTTCCGGAATGTTTACCTCTTCCCACTCCTGCCTAGTTAAGGCCACTCTCATTAATTGGACAAATTCCTTTTTGCTATTCGTTAGTAGGTACTCGGAGACATCCTTTGCTTCTTCCGGTAGTGTTATGACCCTGGCGTGTGGTATTAGCTGTAAAACTTGTCTGATTCCCTTCTTTCCGGCCTCGTCATTATCGTAAACAATCCAGGTCTTTTTCTCTTTAAAGTACTCGGCCCAGTCTGAGTTGAAAGTTTGGGATCCACCTGTCGAGGACACTGAAGGTATGCCCCCTTGAGTTAACCTTATGCAGTCTATTTCACCTTCACAAAGGACTATGTTCGGCATGTCCCTTACTGCATGTAAGTTAAACAAAACAGCGTGTGATCCGGTGGAGTTTTTATACTTGGCTTCCCCACCTTCTTTTTCGTAATTCAAATTCCTGGATTTTACAAATAGGAGATTACCCTCTTCGTCTTTTACAGGGATATGTAGAAAGTCTTTATCATGGGATAGGTTGAACTTATCGGCGGTTGCCTGGGTTATTCCATGTTGTTTTAGGTATTCTTGGGCATTCATTTTATGCTTGTTATATATTCCCTTATTTCTTCCAGGGAATTTATAGAAACCTTTACTACATATCTTTTTTTGTTAGGGTTACGTTCACACGTTGCCTTATATCTTAAAAAATTATAGGCATCTCGTTCTGTATAGAATAGCCATATTTGGTCATAACCACCAAAAGAAAACAACGGTTGATCTGCTTCATTTATTATTAGATAAAATGGATATGTATATGTTTTTCTCATTTTGATAATTCCTCCAGGGATGTTTTAAAGTCTACTCCGTTTATCTTGGAATAAAACTCAACACTATCGCCTGAACTACCGCAACCAAAACAATGATAAGTATTCGTCTGAGGATATATTGCAAAGGATGCAGTATCCTCCTGGTGGAACGGACACCTTCCCATTAAAACCTTTCCGGTTCTTTTTAGTTCTCCCTTATATAAGTTTTCTAGCGGGTAAAGTTTTGCTTTGTCTAACTGTTCATTATTCGGAAAATATACTTTAATTGTGGGAAGCTTTTTTAGAAATTTGGGCCTGTTGAGGGTTTGTTTGCCGAACATGCGTTTAGACTAGCACTATAAATACCCCCTGTCAATAGTATGCTTTGGTGCTTGACAGCATTTATTGGTTGGTGTATATTTACAGAGTTATGGAAGAAAACAGTCAAGAATATCAAGAGTTTCTAAGCATAGAAGAGGTAGCCCAGTACCTCCACGTCTATCGCGATACCGTCTATCGCTACATAAAAGATATACAAAAACCACTACCCTCTATAAAGATCAGCCGGAAGAAAATTCTGGTTAAAAAGGTAGATTTAGATAATTGGTTGGAGGAGCAGAAGAATGCCTAAGAAAAAAATTAAAATAGATCCGGAGTATTCCCCTTCTGTTTCGTTGTCTTATTCCTATCCCTATGATGAGGATTATTTTTATGAAAAAGAAAGTTTTGAAATAAGCGTTTTTGAGTTAAAAGTAAAGTTC